CTCGCAGGCGCTGTAAGTTTCAAAGTCGATGTGCAGGACGGTCATTGCGCGAACGTCGCCCACAGCGTGGCGACGTAGAAAGGAATGAAAGGAATCTGCGCGAGCAGCAGGATGCGGCTCAAATCGATGGCGGTTCGTAGTGTGTTACCCATTGCTCCCCCATGGCCCTTAAAAAGCGACCCCGGAGGGCCGCTTTCGATTTTCACAACACTCGGCTCAGTCGAACATGCCGCCGGCCGTCTTGCTGCCGCCTTCGGTCGGCACGGCATCAAACGCTTTGCTGGCCGGAATGTTGCTCCCGCCAAGAGGATCGTCATTGCGCAGCTTCTGCACGTTCTGCAGGCCGAAGCTCACGCCTTTGTTGCCCTTTTTTTCATACCAGAACGCGCGCACCTGAGCGCGATACCATGCGCCGGAATACACTTCCGAGCTGTCGATGATGTCTTGCAGCTTCGCATCGACGATCCCGGGGCGGCGGTCTTCGTTTGCGCTGAAAGTCATAATAACCCAGTCGTCACCGATACCTTGCACCGGTTTATCCAGCTCTTCGTTTTTGCGAAACGGCTTGCGCCAATTCTTAGGCGGCTGATCTCCGAACTTGTCTTTAACGACGCGGTTCACTTGCTCCACCATGGCGTCGAAGTCGCTGTCCGGGGGGAAGCATGCGCGCACAGAAAACTTCGGGGCACTCAGTGTGCCATCGTCATTCTTCTGTTGCGTGGCTTTAAAGATGCTGATGAAGCCGGCGCGAAATTCGGGGGTGATGATGTTGTCTGCCATTTATGACTCCAAGTTATCGAATGAACTCAGCAGGCGACCGGCCTGCCAGCGGTTACGTGTTGGCGAACGCCGACTTGGCGTCCACCTTGATGGCCTCGCGCTTGTCACTTTCGTGAACCAGCGTGTGGCCGGAACTTTCCTTGACCGTGAATTCGTCAAGAACACTGCGCTGATCCTTTGGCAGCAGCTTCTCGATTTTCGCCGGCGACATGAGTTCAGACGGCTCATAAAAATCTCGAAGCGCCAAGCCCGACACATCCGCCAGCTTCTTAACAATGTGTGGGGCGGCGATGTCCTTCCACTTCCGCGTCGCCCGCTTCTCCCCCAGCTTGTGGCGAGGGATGTCGTGACCCTTCTCGGCTTCCGCGTAGGCAAACTCGCGCGTGTTCTTGATCCACGCTTCCAGGATCGGCAGCCATTCCAGCGTGTCAGCCAGCTGCTGCGCGTCGTACGACACGCCTGGCGTGAACGCGATCTTGGCCAGTTCCTGCGCTTTGCGGCGTTGCTTCGGACAGACCGCAGCTGCTGGGCAGAAGCGGCAGTGGTCGCCGAGCGTCAGGTATTCCGCTTCCCACATCGGAGCCAACATCTTGCTGCTCGACGCTTCCTCCGTCCGCTTTACCGCCTCCACCAGATCAGCGGCGAAGTCGAGCAGATCGACCACCTGCAGCACCTGCGTGCGCACCGGCCCATCGGGATGCGGGCAGCGTGGCTGCACGATCACGACTTCCACTTCGCGCGGCTTCCATTGCTTGTTGGCCAGCAACGCGCCCAGCGCGTAATACTGCAGCTGCGGGTTGTCTTCGACTTCGACGGGCACGCCGGCGCCGTACTTCAGGTCGATGACGGACAGGCGCTCAATGGCCGGCTGCCACACGATCGCGTCGCTGGTGCCGAACAGGTCGCTGTGCAACTCGTGCAGATGGAACCGTTGCTCGACCAGCACTATGTTCACCGACCCGGCGTCCCAGCGCTCAGCCACAGCGTCCACGTACACGCTGACGTGCTCTACCATGTCGACCGGGTATCCGGCCATGGCGTGCTCGCCTTCGTTGAGCCACTTCTCGGCCAGCTCGTGCGCTTTCGTGCCTTCCTCAGCGAACACGCTGGAACGCGACTCGATGCCTTCGGACAGCTTGACGCTGCCCGGGCACGCCGCCCAACGCTTCATGGACGACGCGCCAATCTTGCTGTGGGCAGGCAGGTTCATGCTCGCTCCTTTTCTTGTTCCCACGTCACGCCGTTGTCGCTCGACACGAAAGACTTGCCGCAACCACCGCAATTGACCGCAATGTACGAATGGCCTGTGCCGTGTTGAACGAAACGGGGCTCGCCGGGAATGCACAAGCTACACGGTGCTGGGTGTTTTGGATTACGGCTGAAAGACATCACGTTGAAGTAATCGCGGCCTGCGCAGCTGTATAAATGCCTGCGCAGAGCTGCCCGTTCGCGTTCTCCAAACGGCCCGGCTAATACGCCGCTCGAATCCCCGCCATACCACACTTCACAATTGGGGATGTTTGCCTCGGCCCACTCGGCAACGGCGCAGATCGTGAGTAAATCGCCGCGTTCGTACCCTACGCCGTAATACCGCGTCCACAGGCTCGCGCGCAAAAACCATTCGCCATCGTCTGCATACAACGTCTCGCCGTCCTGATACCAGGCTTTCCCTTCTTCCGCTGTGTCGTCCTCTTCACAGCCAAGCGCCAGCTCAAGAGCACGCCGACGCTCCTTTGGCGCCGGGCCTATGTCGTCGAGGATTTGTTTGTATAGCGCTTTGCTCTCCTTCCACTTCGCGTGCAAGGGGTGGGCATTAAAAGCGCGGTGCCAACATTCAATTGCCTCTTGATACTCGGCCCGAGGCAAACCGTCCGTGAGGAAGAATTTATCAGCCCCTATGGCACGCGCCAAATCCCAAGACCACCGTGCGAGCTGGTCATCGGTTGGTTTTTCGTGCTGGCGTACACGGATCAGGACTTCTGCATCAATACCCATGATTACACCCCCGCTCCGCTGCACTCCTTGATGAACGCGGCCTTGTCAGCTTCCGATTGCTCGACCATCTCGCTGATGCGGCGCGCGTTGTACTTGGCCAGCAGCGGCATGCCTGCTTCGATCCCGTTCTTGGCGGTGAAGGTCTGCAGCGCGGCGCGGAGCTGGTCGATGGTGATGGGTTGGGCCGATTCTTGTGCAGGCTCGGCCGGGGCCTGTTCTTCAACGGCAGGTGCCGTCGATTCTTGAGCGGTTTCTTTGCGCGGGCGACCACGGCCGCGCTTCTGCTCGGTAACGGCCGTTGCGGTGGAGGATGTGCCAGAGCCCTCCACCGCAATTTCGCGCTCCGACGAGGTACTCCCAGTCGGTCGGCCGGCCGGATCACCCGTGAAAGGAGGCGCGGGCTCCGAGCTGCCGGTGTTTTGCGCCACCTCCGGCTGGGCTGTGCGGTACAGATTGTCGTATTTAGCGTAGAGCTTCGCTACGTCTCGCAATGCGGTCGAATCGTAGTCAGGATGGATAGCGTCGCCTTCTTTCCAATAACCGAAGGCCGCCGAGATTATCGCAGACAACTGCATTACACGCCGCTCTTCAGCGTCGTGTTCTGTCGTCGGGCGCGTGAACCCGTCACGCATCGCGCGGTATGCGTCGATCGTTTGAACTGCCCAGCCGAGTTGCTGGGAAGTCATCGTGTTCAGGTCAAGTTCCAGCTTCATGTGTCCTCCAGTAGGGTGATGTGAATATAGCAAAGGGTTACGATTTCCGCAACAAAAAGGCCAAGTTTTTCAGTCGAGTTTGGCCAACTCGCGGGCCTTGCGACGCAGCGTGTCCATTACTTCTTCGTCCACACTGCCGGCGCACGAGAAGAAGCGCACGCGCACGGGTTTGGTCTGGCCGATGCGGTGGCAGCGCATGGCGGCCTGCGCGTTGTTGGCCGGCACCCAGTCAGCTTCGATGAACGCTACTTCGTGCGCAGCGGTCAGCGTGATGCCGGTGCCAGCGGCCTGAATGTTACCGACAAACACGCGGCACTTCGGGTCTTTCTGGAAGCGGTCGATGTGCGCTTGGCGCTTTTCCGCGGGCGTGCCGCCATAGAGCGTGACCACGCCGTACTTGCCGAAGCGGTTGCGCAGGCCTTCGATCACGTCGCGATGGATTGCGAAGATGACGATCTTGGTGAGCGCTCCGGTGGCCAGCTCTTCCTCAATGATGTCGGAAAAGCGCGTGAGTTTGGCGAGGCCCAGGTAGCGCCGCAGCGTGGTCATGTTGCCGTTGGCCATCGACTCGATTACCTTGAGCCGATCCTGGAACGGCGTGTTGCTATCTTTGATCGCCAGGAACGCAGCCTTGAGCGTACTGTCGGCCAGCTTCAGCTCGCTCATGAACTGGTCCTTGGTCTTGCCGCGCAGCTGTTCGTAGAACGGCAGCAGATCGACGGCGGTGCGTTCCACCGTGACCTGCTGGAACGTGATGGGTGGCAGTTCGGTCATGACGTCATCCTTCTTGCGCCGGAGCATGAAGCGCCCCAGCAGTTGTTTCAGTTCATCCACGTTCTTGTGGCCGGTAATCTTGAAGCCGAAGCCGGAATCAAACCCGGTGCAGTAGCGGAACACGAAATCCCAGTACGGCATGTCGATTAGACCGGCGGACTTGAGGTGGGTATAAAGCTCGCTTGCATTGTTGGGCGCGGGGGTGCCGGTCAATCGCCAAGTGCGTTTGGCGTTGACCATCAGGCCTGGCGCGCGGCTGTTGTGCCCATAGATCGCCTTCGTGCGCTTGGCGCTGCGCTCCTTCAGGTAGTGCGCCTCATCCAACACCAGCAAGTCCCATTGCACACGCTTCAACTGCTCGCGCAGCTTATCGTTGAGCAACGAGTCGTAGCTGCACACCACCACGCCATCCATTGGCACGCGATCCTTGCCGGTCATGAGCACCGTGCACGGCCGATCAAGGGGGCTGAAGCGTTCGAACTCGCGCGCCCAGTTCACGCGGACCGCTGCCGGGCAACAGACGAGGATGCGGTTCGCGCCCACCATGTCCGCCGCCACAACAGCTTGGCAACTC